CTGGAATTTTACAACCCAAACTAACCAATAAATGGCGTGTTCGTTTTAATAATTTAGGTGGTGTGCCTGATTCTCGTCCAGTATCAGTACAAGTTCTTGAGATGGCTCGTCCAAACTTGTCATTCGAAGAAGTTGAACAACATCGTTATAACTCTCGTGCCTGGGTTGCAGGTAAACATAACTGGGATGAATGTTCAATGGTTATTGAAGACGACATGACCAGTTCGGCTTCAAAAGTTATTCAGTCACAACTTCAAAGACAACAATTGTTAATAGGTGTTGGGGGTCCATTTTTAGCAACTGGTCTTGATGGTCTTTCATACAAATTTGCTATGCAAGCGGATATGTTGGATGGTGCTGATGGTCTCCTAGAAAGTTGGTTCTATGAAGGTTGCTGGATAAAATCATCAAACTATAATAACCTCGTATATTCCGACACAAATGTAACAGCAAAGATCAATTTGTCAATACGGTTCGATCATGCATATCAGAGATTCTTTGCTACCGCAGCAAGTCAATCTCTAGGTGGTCCCGCTGTTGGAACTGTTTAATAGGTAAATAATAAAGACAAATCGCCTTCGGGAAAAGGTTGCTCTAGCAACCTTTTTTCATTTTCAACCTTTATCGAATTAACTAATTCACTTTCATTTTCTTTAATTTGCAAATTTAACAAATCTATAACATTAGTTGATGGATTTTCATCAATTACAGATAAAAAACAATATTTAAACATAATTTAAATTCCTCCTGGGGGTACATTGACTATTTTACACGATCAAATCGAAGTTGTCAAGTAGTTAGATAAATATAAAATGACCTTAAGGGAAAAAACATGGCAGCATTAGATCTACAAGCATTATTTTCTAGCAGTAACTTAAATAATATTAAAGACACTGCTGCTCCCATATTAACATCAGCAAATAATACTGTTAATACAGCCGTTGAAAAAGTTATCGCTGATTTTACGCAATCACAACAACAAGGTACTGAAAGTTCATTTTTAAATGCTGGTTATAAACAGTTATTTACAGCAATGGGAATTGACCCTAATGCTGTAGATGTTTTAAATCCAAATAACAATCCAGTAATTAACGCTGGGGTAGCTGGGGCTAGCGATGTTTTCATGAGCATCGTAAACAAAAAATTAAGTCAATCAAATTTTGGGCCTCTAAAATCTTTAAATAATTTACAACGTTTAATTGAAAACCCAACCGTTACAATTTACGAAAATCTCCCAAAAAGTTTAACCAAGATGACTTGGTTTGTTATAGCAATGGAAACTTTGTTGAGAAAGAATAATATACCTAACGTAAGCACTTTTGGAAGAGATAATGAACCAGCATTAGTTGAAACAAGATCGTATGCACAAGATATCGCAGATGTACAACATTCTGCAAAATATAAATTTCTATTTTTAATGAATGTACGATTTAAAGGTGATTTCAGTACCGTATTTAATAAACAATTTACTTTTTTACTGAAAAAAGCAGATCGTCCAAAAATAAAAATAGAACACGAAGAAGTTAATATGTATAACTTCAGGACGATGATTCCTAAAGTTGTTAAACACGACCCAATTACTATTGAAATGCATGATTCAGTAGATACATTAACATTACAATTTTTCTTGACTTATATGAAAATTATAAGCCCAATAATGCGTAGCAGAATCTTTGGATCACAATCTGCCGAAGGCGTTGTAGATTCATCAGGTATGAACTATGATGCTGGATATTTTATTGATAAAAATCAAGGCCCATCATCAGAAAACCCATGGACTGCGTCATTGAACACTCCCGGTTTATTCAGCCCTGTATTGTCTTCTCCTAGAGAACAAACCAGCATTATAGACGAAATTACCATTTATCATGTTTACAATATTGGTAAATTAGTTGATATCTACCATTACATCAACCCAAGAATTATGGATTTTAATTTGGACGATTTGGATATGTCTAATACTAATTCTTTAAGCAGCTTAAATTTTAACTTTGTGTATGATGCAGTTAATATAGAAATAGGAAGAAATCCAACAGATGCAGACGTAAAAATTGGATTAGACGCTTCCGTGCCAGAAACAGTTAAGAGAATGAATTTCCAAGGGGCCTCTACAATACAACCTGGAGTAAATAGTGCAGCACTTGGAAATATAGTGCTACCCGCATATAAAAAGGCGTCATCGAATCGTGCAACTAGACCTGTAAATCCACCACTACCTTCTGTTAACACAGCAGCAAATCTCGGATCTAATCCTTTTGTTCAAGTTAGTTCTGTTGTACCACCTATCAGCAATATTCCATCTAATAATCCAAACGACTTCGCGAATGATATAATAGGTTTATAATATGGCTAGATGGAAACAGTGCATATATAAATTAAAAAATCCCAACAAATATATTGGAGGTAATAAAGAATATATTCGTTGTATGTCTTCATGGGAAATTGAAGCTCACACTTTTTTTGATACTAATGAAAATATACTCGCATGGGCTAGTGAACCGCTTCCAATACCATATGTTAAACCAACTGATGGGCAAGTACATAGATATTTCCCAGATTACTACATAAAATATCTTGATAAATACGGTAACATTATACAAGAGATAGTTGAAATTAAACCACATGCCCAAACTGTTCTGAGAGAAAATGCTTCACAAATAGAACGAGTTGAATACAGTATAAATCAAGCAAAATGGAGATATGCAAAAGCATGGTGCGACGCCCATGAAATAAATTTTAGGGTTATGACTGAAATAAATGGTAATAAAACAGTATTCAATCAACGAAAGAAAATAGTTCCACGTAGGATTAAGAAACGAACCATAAAGGCAAGATAATGGATAAAGTTACGGAAAAAAGAAAAGTACAACATCCTATAGAAGATATTTTTAATATTTCGTCTGGGTCAACTGAAATAGTTGTAGAAACAACTAAACCATCATTAGAATTAGTACCACACGAATCCTATGATGGTAAAGACGTAGAGATCGAAAAGAAACTTGAACAAATCGCTAATGCTGCTCTTGATGGTTATGATTCTCAAGTTCTTATTGTAGAAGATTTAGAAGAACCGAAGTTTGCCGCTAGAAATATGGAAGTAGCTAATGCTTTACTTGCTACTGCATTAGGAGCAGTCAAAGAAATTTCTGAAATTAAAAAACATAAAGACAAACTAGCAGCACAGGTAAACAAACCTGCAAAAACTGTAAATCAAAATTTAATTGTTGGAAGTCGAAATGAAATCTTGAAGAGACTTTTACAAGAAGATGATTCAAAATAATTATTAATAACTTGATGATTATTGTCATTTGTAGTATAATAAATCATGAATACTATAACTCAAATACTTGACAATTTAGTTCTACGCTTTAAATCAAAACATCCTTCATCTAATTTCAAAAGATGGGAACCTGATTTGCACTCGTTGTTAGTAACCAAAACGAATTTTCTACCTTCTAATGCCACCATAAAACAACGTTTATGGCATATTGAAAATAAGATAAATGAAAGAATTTTATGTTCAATATGCCATTCAAAACCAGTAAGTTGGAACATTAATGAATATAGATTATTTTGTTCTACCAAATGTTTTGGTGGGCAAACAGAGATAATAGAGAAACGTCAGCAAACAATGTTGGAAAAGTATGGTGTAAAAAATTATGTTAATCATCCTGATTTCAATTCAAAACGAACAAAAACATATTTAGAAAATTATGATGTTGAATGGTCTTTACAAAGTCCAGTAATAAGAAAACAAATAAAACAAACGACTCAAGAAAGATATGGAGTCGATTGTTACACACAATCTGAAGATTACAGATTAAAAACACAAAAAACAATCATAGACAAATACGATAGAGAATATGTTTCACAAAAAAGAATTAATGACGATTCATTTCAAAAACTTAACAATAAAGAATGGTTAATTCAAAAACACCATACTGAAAAATTAACATTATCAAAATTAGGAGAAATTTTAGATGTTGATTTAACAACAGTCGTCTCATATAT